CTGGAGGATAATTGGGGGGGGTGAATTAAGTAGAAAATTTATAATGAAAATCATTGAAAAGTTATGAGTAATTTCAATAAAGAATATATAGAACATTGCGAAAGAAAGATACAAGATATTTTAAACGATGAAAGAGAATATAGTGATTGGACTCAGATCTGTTTCTCTATGAAAGATGCGATTCATGCAGCAATTGAAGTGTGGGGAATATCTAATGAAGATGAAATACATAAAATGGGTTGTTTCATTAGAGAGATGGTTTTCAAGGAGATACTTAATATACGGGAATTTGATATAAATTTTAAAAAAAAGAATCATGACCCGGAATAAGGAATTGATCGTACCTAGAGGTATGGAGGCATCCAAAATGTCATGGATGGCGTTGCCGGTGGAGCCGGCGTGTATAGGTAAGACGTGCGGAGGGAAGCGAGGCGTCCGCCCATGTTCGTTGGATTGGCTGGACAGGCAAATAATATATAAACACATAAGAAGATATGAATATTAAAAAAGGAGATATGGTATCTATAAAGCAAGATTTTATAGACCGGAACAATAGATATGAATATGATAGCAGGGATATATGGGAGGTCAAGGAAGTGTATAACATAGGTGGCGGATATCATGTGGCTGCAATAAACAATTTAACCGGTTACGGGAACGCTCATCTATGCACATATAATATGGATTTAAGGACTATAGATGATCTTAAAGCAAGATTGCCACAAAATGATAATATAGCTAAAGTGAAAAATAACAATATAAATACATGTAAAATTATGGAAAAGAGAATGATAACAAAACCATTTGACTTAGAGCTGGCAAAGAAAATCAGCAATGGTGAATGCAATGGTGAGATTGTAACGGTCGGAGATAATTATAAGGTAAAGTTAGTGTATTATAATAAAGATAGGATAGAATTTAGTACACTAGGGGTGATTTGTTCTGATTATGGTATAACATCAGACTGGTTCTCTGATGATGGGATAGGAACAAGAGGATGTAGGCTTTGTATTAATATTCCGGAATATACAACATTTAAGGATGGGGATGTATTAAGCAATGAAGAAGGTGATTACTTATTCATATTGAATACAAACGGGAAATACCTTACGTCTCATTATGCCTCTTGGAAAAAGGGAGTTATTTACATTTAAATAATGGACATGCCGATCAAAATAATATTGAGAGATACAGATTTGCTACTGAGGATGAAAGGCAAAAGTTTATTGATGCTCTTAAAATAAGCAAAGAGCCTAAAGCCGAAATATACTTGAAACAATTCTTTGGTATTGAAATAGAACCAAAATATAAATTCAAGCCATTTGATAAAGTTTTAGTAAGAGATACAGAAGACGATGATTGGCACGTGAGTTTGTTTGCTAGGGAAATTGCTGATGCTCAATATAAAGAAGAAAAATATGAATGCTTAAATGGGACGGGATGGATCTATTGCATTCCTTTTGAGGGCAACGAACATCTTTTGTAAAAAAATGTATTAAAATGGAAAATAAAGAACAGGATTTTATCAATCGATATAAAGATGTGCAAGAATCCATCGTGAAGGCAATGGACAAGGCATTAGAACGGGCAATAGGGAACAAGGTAATAGATTTCGAAAAGTGTGAAGGCAATTATTTGGACGTCTATCCTCTTATCGGGGCGGTCTTACAAATGGAGCTAAGGAAGGTGCTTGGCGAAAATGTGAATAAGAATATATCCCGGAATGCTTGTTGTAAACATTACAATGATGTTGATATGTTATGGGAAAATTTTGTTAAAAAAAATGATTGAATAGGAGGGATAAATATGAGTACAAAAACAAGTAAAGAATATAAAGCGATAAAGAATTATATCCATAATGAGCTTGGGCTTACGAAGGAAGATATAATCAATGCAATTAGATCTGATATAAGAAAATATGTTGAGGAGTGTGTGTGTAATACTTACGGGAATGATAATAATATAGAGCAGATGATTAAGTTTATGGTGAATAATGAGCTTAAAAATAAAGATTTTAATGTCATTCCAAGAATGGTAGAGAAAGTATTAAAAGATAAGATGTTAAACGATATAGAGATTGTTGTAATAAACAAGAATTTAAATGATTGAGGATATGGATAATAAGGATATTTTAGATAAGGCAAGAATGGAGGGCATGAACCAAGGGGTATGGCTGGCGGTTCAGGAGCTGGCTCACGACGGGCGATGGACGCAAGCCGCAGAGGAGCTGGTGTCTTCTTGTGGATTGACTAAGTATGAGTGTAGAAAGCTACAAGAGGAAAGTGGGTCGTTTGATGATGAGATGCTTAAGTTTATTGATACGATATTCGGTCGTAAAATAGATTTAGATGAGGATAATCAGATGATTGATATAGATATATCTACAATGAAAGTAGGTGATACATATAGCTTCATGAACAACCAAAAGGAGATGGTGGAGATCAAGGCTGTAAAAAGATCAAAGCTGGGGTGTAATGGATGTTATTTATCAAATAGCGAGTTATTATGCAAGGGGTGTAATAAGAGTGAGCGTGAGACGAATGATAATATAATGGTCGTTAGGATAGATAAAATGGATAATGTATATCGTAATGATCGTCCTCTGGATCTGGGGATAGGCGTAGTTCACTCTTTTAGGATAAATAACAAAATTATAAAAGCGGTAGCATGTCAGATAGTCATTGGGAATGACATTTGTAGTAAATGTTGTTTTGTGGATATGAATATCTGTGGTAGCATGAGATGCTTTAGTAGTGCTAGAGAGGATGGTAAAAGGGTAATTTTTAAGAAAATAGAATTATGAACAAGAGTGAGATTGATAAGACTAAGCGGGAAGGCATAAGACAAGGAATATGGCTATGCATACAAAAATTGGTGGAACTGGAAAGGTTTGATATGGCAAAATATTTTATGATATCCTTTGGATTTAATAAAAATGAGTGCGAGGGGTTATTAGATAAAAATGGTCTAAACGATAAAATGGATGTATTTATCAACCGATTATTTAACGAAAATAATCATATAAGGTATTTGAAGGATATAGGATATCATAAGATAGGTAGTATATTTAAATATAATACCGGCATGGAGAAAATAGAATTGGAGGTAATAGAGATTGATGATAGCAGTTGTGATGGATGTGTATTTAATAACAGGGGTTATTACTGCATGTATTCTTGTTGTTGTAATATAGATAGGGAAGACAATACAAATGTCATATACAAAGAAGTAAAAAGATCATGAGTTTAATAGATAAATTAGAGGATTTGGTGGTTAAGGTAGATACCGAATACCAGAAGAAGATAGAGGCGGTGATCCGGGAGATAGTCCCGGGGATGCCGGAAGATAGCGTACGTCATGCCGCCGAGTGTATGTGCACGGACAGGATGGGGAGTATGATGGACATCGATCTTTATATATTAAGGGAAGAAAATAGGCCTTACAAATGCCATTATCTAAAGGATCTGCTGAAAGATAGGGTAGCTAGAATAAATAAGATGCATGAGGATAAAAGTTATACATATGATATAGATGATAATTATTGGTGCGCTACATGTGGTTCCCATTCTCATAAAGAAGATTCCAAGACAGGGTATTGTTGGCATTGCGATACAGATAGTTGGGTTAAAGAGGATGGGGCGGATGTAGGGATATAAAAATAGGCGATTATATAATATTCATATTTACTAGATATGGGAGAGAAGAAGATAAAAATGTGCCAAAAAAAAGACAAGTCTATTAAAAAAGTGCTTGAGGAGATAGAGAATAAGGCTATTGAATCTCGATATACGAATATGTATGATTGGCAGCGCAGGGAGCTTTCAAAAGAGGATCTGTTTGAGTATGCGGAGGAGATGAGAAAATGTCTTGATAAGATATTTGATTTGGCAATTGATGAAAGGCTTAAATAATTCAACACAAAATCATATAAGATGATAACTTCTATAAGGATAGACGACAACAAGAAGACTCCATTTAAATATATCCCAAAGATAAAAGCGTTAAAAAATGGCTCTGAGTTTATATTCAAGCCCGGCGTGAATGTGATTGTAGGCAAGAACGGGAGCGGGAAATCAACCCTCCTGAATATGATATCGAAGTACATGTTGTGCGAGAAAAAGATGTGTTCTGAATTACCGTCAGAAGCATTGTATTTCCCGGATATATTTGATGATGACAAGGTGCTTGACGGGATCAGTATTAAGTCGGATTATATTGGGAAAGTCTTCCATCTCATACAGCAAACTGAAATGAGAAATGATGATATATTGAATAATATCAATAATTTAAGTTTGTATATGAATGGGGCATCTAGGTCCTCTGGGGAGAAGAACCTTCATGCCATGAACTCGCTTTTTGATTTTGTGTTTAACCAAGATGAGTATGCGTTTCCGATACAGAAGCTTATGGAATTTAAGAAAAAGTCAAATGAGTTCTGGGCAAACAGGATCGACAATCTTTTAAAATACTACAAAGACAATCATGTGGTATTAATGGAGAAGGATTTTGAGTATACAATCCTTATGGATGAGCCGGACAGGAATTTAGATGTTGACAATATCATGGATCTGTACAATGTATTGTCATTTCATAAACCGCAAACACAAATTATAGCCGTAATTCATAACCCGGCTTTGATTTACAAGTTGAGCAAGCTGGATTGCGTGAACTTTATTGAGATGACAAAAGGGTATTTGAAGAAAATTACTGGTTTTATGAATAAAAAATAAGAAAGGAGATGAGAGAAGAATTGAGAACAATAGGATCAAAAGGACGCCATGTGTTTACAGCAACCTTTGTTAGATTTGGATTTAGGAATGGATACATTGGACCTGTAAAAACGATGCTTTTACAAGATGTGACACTTGATAGCAAAATAGTATCAGATCATTTGTGGTTCGATTTAACAAAAGGATTTAGTAGTGCTGATTTATCGCCAGGCGATGTGGTTGAGTTTTGCGCAAGGGTTAGTGCTTACGAGAAAGGATACAAAGGGCACAAGGATGATGTACTTAATAGACCGATAGAAAGAGACTATCGATTATCAAGACCGACAAAAATTAAAAAGATCGGGAAGAAATTAATATTAAAAGATGAGGGGAAATAATACATGATAATTATATGCCTAAAAAATTTATAATTTATTAAAATATAATGATATGAAAATACAAGTAGAATTAAATTTGGAAGATGTATTCGAGGAAGCCATGTACAACGAAGCGACGTTGAAAGAGGAGTTTACCAGCTCGGTCAGGTTAGCCGTAGTACGTGAGCTTAAAGAAAAGTTCAAGAATGAGTTGATGAGGGAAATATCCAATCCGATATCAGAGAAGCTTGAGGATATAGCGAGGGAGTCGATGAGTGAGCTGATCGAGAACGCCAGCAAGAAGAAGTATAAATTTAGAATAGATTATATGGAAGAGGAACTGACGGTCGATGAGCTTATAAGGGGTAGGATCAAGAAAATCGTAGACAGCAGCATTGAGACAATCATAAGCTCAAGAGCTAAATCTTTTGTCGATGAGTTGAGAAAAAGGTATGATATGGCATTTGCTACCTTCATCGTGGATAATATGAGAAAGCAAAATATGTTGAAGGATGAGAAGATAGCTGAGCTGTTAAAAGATAATCCAGATGAGAGGTAGGGAGGATGCCAAAGGAAGGCTGCGATCGGTGCTCATGACGCCGGCTGTTCCCGAAAGGATAAGGGTGTTGTCTCCGTCATGGTACAGGGCGGCGGTGGAGTTTCAAGGTAGGCCGGAGCAGGAGCGACTAGCCTTTTGCTCGTGGTATTGTTGTTGTGGAGGGTGTAATTTGTGCGCAGATATAAGCAAATACAACATAAAAGGGCTTAAGATATATGGAGGATAATAATATGGAGATGGAGGAACTTAAAAACATAAGTATATGGGAAAGATAATAGGAGCGAAAGTAAAAACTCTTTGTCCCTTGAAGAGCAAAGGAGGTACAGTCATAGAAAAAGGGGAGATATGTACTATAACCAAGAGTTATAAAGGATATGGTATTCGTACCGATGATTATCGGGAGATAACCAGAGTGGATAAATGTTGTGTTGAGTTTATCAAGGGGTAAAATATGGTTGATAAAACAAAAGAAGCATATTAACTATTAATAATGTTTATTTAATTTAATTCAAAAACAAAATGTCTACTTTTGTAGACACATAAAAATTACACATATGAAAAAGGGTAAATTTGTAAAGGAGTTAGAGAAGATCATCGATAGGGTTAAGGCCGAGGATGATGGTTTTGAGTATGGTGGTAAAGTTGTCTTCTATAAAGAAGATGATGATAGCTATGAAATCTGGGCAAAGAACATTGAGATGGATATGATGGTAGAGGCCAATGCTATGGCTAGTATGGATGATAAGACTTTCGCTTGTCTTATGGGTGAGGTCTATAAACAAAAGTTTACAAAGGCTATAATGATGTCGGAGGATGAGGATGATGAAGACAATTGATAAGATGACCGATCAGGAGATATATGATCTTACTGATGAACAGATAGAGAAATTGATTGTAACAAGATGTGCGGAGGAAGGTGTCAGGTTTATGGATGAGCCTCCAGTCATGAAGACGTATGGATATAAATCTATTTCTCCATCTCATTTCTTCTACTATTTGGAGGGCTTGAATATAGCCGTTCTTGATCAGAATGATGCTATTAAGATAGCTAAGTTATTAAGTGAATTTGATCTATACAGGACTAGATATGATTTCACCATATCCAATGAGGAGCTATGCAGTAGATTGGATATAATCAATATCAGGCATGTTCCGATGTTTGACACGAAAGATAAGGAAGCTTATAAGTCTGTCAAGGATAAGAACAACGAGATCGAGGAGGAGTACAAAGATCAGGTAAACGAATACAAAGAGAATGTAAAAAAGATGGGTGAAATCCGTGCCGAGATATGGCCAAAAGTAATTGATGTAAGGCGCAAGATTGATCACATGAATCATCTTAAAGTTCTTTTCGTAAAGGAATATCTTCCGTTGGTGGATCACGACACGGACAAGGCTATGATATTTTTCAAGAAGGCTTATGGCGTGGATGATGATACGGAAAGATATATTCGTGAAGGAATAAAAGATTATCCTTTGTTTAACAATAATATAGATTAAAATGCACAATTGGTTTAAATGTACGGTTTCTTATGAGACCGATGCCGAGAACGGCATGAAGAAGAAGGTAAAGGAAGAGTATTTAGTAGATGCCCTTTCTTATACCGAATGTGAGGCTAGAATCATAGAGGAAATGAGACCATTCATCTCCGGTGAGTTTAGCGTTGATATCAAACGATTCAGGATAGCGGAATTGTTTGCCATGGATGGAGACCGGTTCTATAAGGTCACGGCTGATTATATTACGGTAGACGAGAAATCGAACAATGAGAAACGCAAGGCGTTTAACTACATCGTTCGGGCCAATGACCTTGATCATGCCAAAAAGAATTTCGAGGAAGGCATGAAAGGAACCATATCAGATTTCGTTGTCACTTGTATCAAGGAAGAGAAGAAACTGATGGACTTCTACGAGTTTGATGGTAAGATCAGGAATCCGGAGAAAAATGAGGATAGTAGGCAGTAAAGCTAGCTACGAAACCACGTCGTCCATAGCCGAGAAGTTGATGGAGATAAGTAAAATGGAGGGTACGATTTATCGTATCCTCACATTGTCTAACAAAACTTATCTAGCTTCTAAATTAGGATATAGCAGATCGGGGTTCTATAAGAAGATACAAAACAGGAGTTTTAATATCCGGGAACTAGCTCAGATATTCGATACGATCATCAACTTCAAGGATCAAGATTGGACTGAGGGTAAGATTAATAGGCTTAAGAGGTATAGGGCTATGAGCCTTATGGAGTTCAACAAAAGTTATAAAAAGAAAAAGGCATGAGAGGTAGGATGTTACCGTGTGAGAGATGTGGGAGGATGGTAACCATAAGGAGTAAGGGGTTGTGTCCCGCGTGCAGAGCCAAGGAGCTACCGCCAAAGGAAAGGGCGGCGATACGGGTGAAGGCCAAGCCAAAGGGGAAGAGCCTAGCCGTTTTCTTTGGCGCCCATGTGGCTAGATTGAGTATGACAAGGAGATCTGCTACCGGCGCATACATACCATGCCCGGGGGTAAGCAACATATGCCACTTATACCCTAAACGGAAATATAAATCAGTTGCCGAGGATAATGATAACATTATCTACTTGACGGTTGATGAGCATGCAAAATTCGATTATCTGTTAGATACGATGGATTTCAGCCGGCTCTTGGACGAGTTTGGCAACGTATGGCTGTTGGCAGCCAGACGGATGAGGGATCTCGCACCTAAAGTCGAGGAGGATGGTAAATTAAAAACCAGATTATTATCATGGATAGAAGAAAACAAAGATTACTTTTAGACCTAGGATATAAGGCTATAAGTGACACAGTATATAGTTATGGGACGATCATAGAAGTCATAAGCGATCAAGAATTGTTTGATGAGATGAAAGTTCGTTTATCCGAGAGACACAATGTGGCTATTGCGGATGATGGAGAGATAGGATGTTCGGCTTTAGGCAAGATTTTAGGCAAGATAAAGGACGAGAATGCGTCGTCATATTATTGGCGATCATCATTACCAGTATTAAGATCATATCATACAGATCCTAAATTTACCGCTTTCTTTGGCATATTAGACGTTTTATCAACGGTCCCGAAGAAAGATATGGTCGAGGAGGAAAAGCCTGTTGAAGAGCCTAAAAACGAGCCTAATGAGGAGATGGAGGTTGAGTATGATCTGGAGACAGAGCAACAGTATTATGCCGCTGAATGGATAAAGGATATCCCGACACCTGTGTTATATAGAATGACTGTCGCCGGCAAACGTGTGTATTATGAGATGGATGTTGATGGGTATCCTATCATATACGATGGAGCCACTAACAATATCGCCAATGGGTATTGTGATACGTCCGGAGCCTTGGAGAAGTGGAAGAATGAGATGAGGCTCAAGGGTAAGGATCCTGATGAGTACGCTAACTACAGGGCTGATCTGGGTACTATCATGCATTATCTATTTGGGTTGTATCTGACCGGGGTTAACATAAAGCTGATCCCGACATGGATCAGGAAGGTGGTCAAGGAAGCCAAGCTAAGAATAGACAAGTATAGGATGGAGCGGATATTAGTGGATAACATTGATGAACTGATAGAGGATCTGATATCATTTGCCATATTCTGCAAGGAAAGACATGTAAAACCTGTATTGATCGAAAAGATGTTGAGGTCAAGGAGATTGAAAGTAGCTTCTTCGGTGGACGCAGTGGTGGAGATGGATGGCGAGCCGGAGATGGTGGAGATAGAGGTCGAGACAGGAGAGTTCTATAAGACGGGAGCCAAGAAAGGTCAGCCTAAGACGGAGAAAAAGAAGATAAAGAGATGCAGGAGGATATTCGCTATATTGGACTTCAAATCAAACAGGAAAGGCAATTTCTATGACGAGTATGCTTTCCAACTTGAGTTATATAGAAGAATGATATTAGAGAACTATGGAAAGATATTGGAGATAGAGGAGATATATAACTTCGCTCCGGGTGATCCTACCGCAAAGACCAGCCAATATAAGTTGAAGAGACAGACTGACAACCCTATATTGAATATGGCTACCGTAGTATATCTTCAAGGAAAGTATAAGTTCGAGAAAACTAATTATACGGTTACATCAAGAATCGGATCCTTAGATATAGAAGGCGAGTTTGATGTTAATAAGTTGGTAAGGAAAGAGCCGCTGAGGGACTATATATATAGAGTCATGAATGAGAGGAGAGGGTGATGGAATTTAGGGAGTTCAATAAGAGCGTTCATCGGTATGAGCTGGATCATAGCAAACCAAGGAGGAAGCTGACGTGCCCGCAATGCGGCAAGGATAAGTGTTTTACGCCGTACGTGGACGTAACCACCGGTCAGATCGTTGGAGAGCAGTTTGGGGTGTGTGATCATAAAAACAGGTGTGGTTATTTTAAATACCCTACAGGGAATGAGCTTAAAGACAACGACCTTTTTGTAGACTCAAATAAAGTATTAAGAAGATACAGACCCCCGGTGGACCCGGATATAGCCAATTGTATTCCGGTGAGTAAGATGTTTGATACGCTTAATCCTTTCGAGACGTCGGATCTACAAGATTATTTATCCAATATATTTGGGTCATATCATACCAACAAGGCGTTTAACCTCTATAAGGTAGGGATGATGAGGTTCGGGGATTGGGGTAAATGTTGCGTGTTCTGGCAACTTGACAAGAACTGGACGATCCGGACAGGTAAGATAATGGATTATGGACCTGATGGCAAGAGGGTGAAGATTCCTATGGATCATGTGTGCTGGGTTCATGTCATGAATGGTCAAGATTATTTATTGAGACAATGTTTGTTTGGTGAGTTTCTTGTCAACTTCTATCCTAAAGACGCTCCGGTGTATATAGTTGAATCTGAGAAGACGGCGGTCATATGCAACATTGTATATCCGGATAGACTTTTCATGGCATGCGGAGGTATCCATATGCTGAAAAGAGAGATGATAGAGACATTGGGGCGCAGGAGGATAGTGTTGTATCCTGACAAGGGATCGGCGTTTAACGAGTGGAAGAAGAAGGTGGATAGGGATATGAGGGGGATGAATATCGAGATAAGTGATTTTCTTGAATCAAAGCCCAATATAAATGAGGGAATGGATATAGCTGATTATTTTATCATTAAACAAAACAATAATAACAATGGCAAAAGTAGTTGATAATTACAAGGGATTCAAGGTGCTTGAAATAACAAGACAGGAGATGATGGATAAGTTTACCAGATATGGGTGCTTAGGTATTTGCGATATGTGTAACAGACCTACGTCCGTGGGCTATTACGTGGCGGTAATCAATCAATGGATGTGCAAGGACTGTTACGATGATTTTATTAAATCAATTAACAGGTATGAGGAGGATATGGAAATAGAAAGCAGGAATTTCAATAGATATTGCAGCTTATTTAATGTTGAAATAAAGGAAACAGAATGGAAGAACTGTCTTTAGCTCAAAAAGCTATGTTAAACGGATCCGTATGCCCGTACTGCAAGATCCCATCCACTATGATAAATACGGTAGAGGGGAAGCAAGTTGGGTGCGAGAAGTGTGGAGCTTGGATGAGATCCGATCCTTTTGGGAAGCCGATGGGGAGGCTGGCTAAGCCGGATCTTCTTAGGAGTATGGATATGGTAATGACTGAGATTAATATATTTGCGTATAGGACAAAACGGGATGTGCAGGATATTTACAAAAGCCTATCTGGTGAATTGGATATACCAATAGAACATGTATCTCCATATAAGATGTCTTTGCCATCACTGCTTAATACCATGAGATATATTGGAAAGTATAGCGATAATCATATACGGATATATGATAGAACCATGGTAAAGAAGGATTGCCCTAGGCACGGAGCGGTGGTGATCGGAAGCAACGCCTGCCACGGATGCCCGGAGTTCCTGTTCCATGTGGTAAACAACACGACCGATACGGTGGTGTGTGATATGAATATGAGTTATGGAGATTGGATAAAGGGAAATAAATAAATTTGATAGATAATATTAATTGTATAAAAGATGAAAGTAATTTTTATTCATAAGCCAACAGGATTTTATGTAGGAGGATCAGTATTTAACAAGACATGTGGTTTTTACAAATGCAGAGATAAGATGATAGAAAAAGGCATAAGCGAGGATAAGGCCAACATGCTTATTGATATAATAGGTCCGCACTTATGTGTGTGGGAAATAAAAGATGGGGATGATCCTTACGAGAGCATGAGAAGCAGACTCGGAGATAAAGCCTCATATTTAGATTGAGAGGATATTATCGTAGAGGATTATGATTATGACGAGGAGGACGAGGATGGGGAGGTCGACTGAATACTATAGGACACATCCGGAGGCCAGAAGAAAGAAAGCCGAGACGGATAAGAAGATCAACGCCCGCCCTGAGCAGAAAGCCAAGAGGCGGGAATTAGGTCGCAAGAATTATAAGACCGATAAGCTGAAGGGTAAGGCTTATCGGAAGGGAAAGGATTTATGCCATACGGCTAAAGGACTTAGATATAAATCAAGATCAGCTAACAGAGGGTCTAAATCCGATACGGCTGGCGATAGAAACGCAAGAGGATGAACGATAATAGGATATGGAAGACGTCCAAGGAAATTATCATGGACGCCTATGAGAGGATAATGAAATATCAGTCGGGAGAACTTCTCCCGGCTCGTACTGGATATCCTTATCTAGATAAAGCTTTGCTGGGAGGATTTTACCCTCAACATGCGATAGCCATAGGAGCTAGACCAGGAGTTGGTAAATCCTATTTGGCGCAAAAGATCATGAACAATGTGATGAATGTCAATATCAATCCACAAGCAGATGATTATGTATGGTTAAGATGTGAGTTCGAGATGAATCCGGAAGACTTGGTATTACGTTCACTATCAAAAAAAATGAACAAAGACATAGAAGATATCCTCCTTCGTAAAATGGATGAAGAGGAGATGCTGGAAATGCAAAAATGTCTTAAACAAGAAAATTCAAACAGAATAACGTATATACCCATACCTACAACAGTTGATGAGCTTAAAGATTTTCTATGGAATGTATATATGCCGGCGAATAGGGATAAGAAAATTGTATTTGTATCCATAGACCATACAGCTCTTATACAAGGTTCGGGTGATGCCAAGAGGAATATAGATAGTTTGATGAATATGTGTAATATAGCCAAAAGAACGTTCCCAAACATCTTCTTCCTTATCGTATCGCAACTCAATCGAGAGATAGAGGGCAGACGTGATCCAAAGGATCATATGCCAAGGCAGTCTGATTTCTATCAGTCTGACTCATTGGGACAGCTATGTACGGCTATGGTAGTGTTGAATATCCCAAGGAGATACGGGTACTCCTCATACATGCAATTTCCGCAAGGATGGTATCCTAATCTGGAACGTTTCAAGAGCGAGTCAAGACGATCTTTCCGTGTGGATGGATTATTATTCCATCATATCGTAAAGGTCCGTCAAAGATCATTGGAGGAGATTGACGCTATACATGTAGATATCATGAAAGGATATGAGCGATATTATCCTGATGGAGGGGTGGTGCGCCAAGAAAGACCTGGAGGCTCGGATGCCCCCGTGGGTAGCGGCAAGCCGGATACGACCGTAGTGACGCTTCCGCCCCCACCTCCCGGTGTTCCATTGGAGCAACAATATATACCGCCCAGTGATGATTTCAATGTAGTACATGACGAAACACCTTATTGACATGAGATTGAGACATAATTACTTGCTTGTAGTGATAAAGGTGCTGGAAATGTTCTTGAAGACCGTATTGTCGGTTGAGGATAAGATGGGGATAAAGGAAATTATATCCTCGTTAAAGGAAATGGCTAAATACAGCATCAGATATATCATAAATCGGGAACGGGAAAAGGAGATCATGAGTATCTGTGATGAGGTATCCAATAAAGTACAGGAGTATAAAAGGATAAATGACAACTCAATGATATTGGAATTGGAGAACCTAAAAAGGGAAGTTGTGGCGGTGGAGGATCTTCTTAGCTCATACAAGGGGGTTCTTGACGCCGAACTGGTGATAGCCGAGGATGATATCAGAATCATACGGGACAAGATCGCTATAAGCCTGAGGGAGGACGGAACATGTAAGAGCATGACTGATGCTGATAAAAGGGCTAGGGTGGACGTAAGATACGAGAGGGCGTTAGAGGATTATCGAATCCTTCTAAGATGCGCCAATACGGTTAGGGCTAAGATGTCGGTTGTAGGGCATCTTAACCAATCTATAAATCAATCTATATCAGTTGGTAGAGTTGGTATGGCTAATGAATCTTATACGGTAAAACAGTATGAAAAAGGGAAAGAGATTATCGAAAGCAGACGCCCTTAGGGTGTTGAGAAGGGCTTACAATCTAATAAAGAATGATAATTATGTATTTATGTGCAAAGCAATAGAAAAGGCAGCGGTTGAATTATCACTTGCTGAAAGATCATGTGTGGCGTGTTATCTTATACCAGAACTGAAGATGTTCAAACCTGTAAACAGAAAAAATGGAGATTTTTGGTTTCATTCATCAAAGAAAAACATAAGGTTACATATAATAGATACGCTAATAGATATATATAACGGAAATGATCATCCCGATATAGTCGAGAGGGTAGCCAGAAAGATAAGGTCAATATTTTAACTCATTAGCTTATGTATAGGTGATTATATACCATTTTACACAAAAAAAGATGAGAAATGATATACATTTGTACGAAACATTATACTGGGTATCACCAATACCCTCTACCGGTTGCACAAGAGTGAGATCGCCGGATTCTTTTACTGAACTAAACGTTTTTGATTTTACCTATCTTACGATTTTTTTCAAGATAGAACCTTATATCAAAGACCTCTTTTGCTCAACCGTCTTGTCCGAAACAGGGGAC